CAGGTAATTACTCACATGCTGAAGGTTCAGGTTCTATAACTTTAGGAATAGCATCTCACGCTGAAGGTAGAGATACAGTTGCTGAAGGTGATTATTCACATGCTGAAGGATATAACACAATAGCAATTGGTGATTATTCTCATGCTGGTGGTTTCAACACTACTTCTAGTGGGATATACCAAACTGTTGTAGGACAAAACAATGCTCCACTAACATCTCAAAGTGCATTTATTGTAGGAGGAGGATTAACTTCTGTTAATAAAAGTAACGCTTTTGTAGTTGTACCTCAAACAATTTTAACTGACTCTGTTTTAGAAATACTAATAGATTCTGCTAGCATTAGTGCTTCAGTTTTGCACCTTAATAACCTACCTACTTCACCAGAAACCCATTTATTATTATACAACACTTCTTCAGGCCAAGTTTATTATACTGCTTCAAGTGCTGTAGGTGGAGGAAGTAGTACTTTTAATTCAACTTCATCTCTTATAGGAAATGGAGCAGCTACAACATGGAATATCAATCATGGTTTTAATACAAGAAATCTTCACATCACAGTTTATGAAAGCAGTTCAAATGGTGAAACAGTATACCCAGATATAAGAAGAATAAATGCTAATACTGCAAGTATTATATTTGCAAACCCACCATCAACAGACCAATATATAGTTTATATATCACAATAATGGCACAATTTTTAACTGACATACAGTTTGTAGCTACAAGTTCTATTGAAACCCCAGAAAGTGGTTTTGTAACTTTATACTTACAAACAGATGGGTATATGTATGTAAAACTTTCTAACGGAACTGAATATAGATTAGGATAATTTGTTATGAGTCAAATATTAAAAAGTTTATCTTTCCAAACCCAATCCTCAACTCCAGGCTCACCCTCCTCAGGATTTGGAGCATTATATGCTAGCGGTAGCTCAGGATTTTTTTTTAAAAACAGTGCTGGCACAAACTACCCACTTGAGCCTCAAGCATCTGGTCCTGGTTATATCATAATAAATGAATATACAGGTTCAAATCCTGGAGGAGGAACTTTAACTTATACTTGGTTTAATAATAATCCAAATATAAAATACATTCAAGTTATTTGTGTAGGTGCTGGAGGCGGTGGGGGAGGTAATGGTAGAAGCGCAACAGCTCAAAACTTACTTGGAGGAGCAGGAGGAGGAGGTGGAGCTATAGCCTGGGGATTTTTTGATTCAGCATCATTAACTCAATCTAGTTACACTATTAGTGTTGGAGCTGGAGGAGCAGGTGGAAATGGTAGCTCTGGCATTACAGGTGGTGCTGGAAGAGCAGGTGAGTATACAACTTTTGGTGGGAATATGGTAAGTGCTAGTGGTGGAAGAGGTGGAGATACCGGAGGTAATTTAGCTGTAGCTACTATATTTGGTGGAGCAGGAGGATTAGCCACAAATTGTAGACCTGGCCCTGGATTTGCTATTCCTGGAGGAAATGGTGCTAATACTAGTCGTACAGTAAATGCTGGAACACCTACATCTATTTTTTCAACTCCTTTATCTCCCTCTGGCTCAGCTGGAGGAGGAGGAGGTTCAGGATATAGTAGTACACTTAATTTAGGATTATCTGGTTCTTTAGGTGCTAGTGGATTTCAATGGAATACTTTAATTTCTAATAATTCAACACCTGCTAACTCAGGATCAGATGATTTAGTAACAGCTACTGTTTTATTGCAATTTACTAGTAGTGTATTCATAACAACATATGGTTTAGGTGGAGGAGGAAATGGTCCTATTCCAGCTTCAGCTGTTAGTGTAGCTGGAGGAAATGGAGGACTTTTTGGAGCAGGAGGAGGAGGATCCAGTGGTATTGTTACATCTTCAATCACAGCAGCCCAACCAGGAGGAAGTGGATCCTCAGGTTTATGTTTGATAGCGGAATATTATTAATATTTATTAATAAAATTATTAGTTGTGAAAATTCTTAACACACTTTTAGCTGTTACTCATTCCACAAACCCTACACCTTCATCTGGGTTTGGAAGTATATATGCTAGTGGAAGTTTACTTTATCTAACTAGTTCTATAGGTATTGTTAATTTAACTAATGCTATTACAAGTAACGGTTCTAGTAGTTTTACCTTATATACTAGCTCAGGAACTTACACTTACCCTACAGGCTCAGGTATACAATATATAAAAGTAGTATGCGCTGGTGGTGGAGGTGGTGGTGGTGGTGGGCGATTAGGTGTAGCTAACTCCAACAGAGCTGGAGGAGGAGGAGGAGCTGGTGGTAGCATAAACATAGCTTATTTTTCTTCATCTTCATTAACAACAGGTAGTTATACTGTAACTGTAGGAGCAGGAGGAAGTGGAGGAGCAGGAAGGTCTGGATCTATTACTTTCACAGGCGGAAATGGAAATGTTGGAGCAAACAGTACATTCGCCTCAGGATCAACTGTTCTTTTAAGAGGTATAGGTGGCGCATCAGGTAGTGGTGGAACCACAACCCCTGGCCTTGCAGGCACTAATGTAGCTCCCACATCCCCTACAGTTCCTAACCCATACCCTCCTTTTTATTACTCAGGTGTTGATGGTGCTGCAGGAACAACAACTACAGGTGCTAGCGCAGGTAGTGCTTTTAATGGTTCTAGATTATTAGCTGGTGGAGGTGGAGGAGGAGGAATAACAAATACTAATATTTCTGGGAGTGGTGGATCTGGCTCAGCAATCTATAATTATACTTCTTTAATACAATCTGGGTCCCCAGGAATAGCACCTGGTGGGGTTGGACAGAATGGAGCTCCTGTTATTGATATAAGTCATTTACTTTCCTATAGTGGTAGCAATTTAATTTTTGGTGCCTCTATTGGAACTGGAGGACATGGTGGTGCAGGAGGAAGACCTTCTCCAGCTGCTTCAGCTGGTAATGGAGGATCTGGAAGTATGGCTGCTGGTGGTGGTGGAGGAGGAGCTACTATTGTTGGCACTGTAAGTGGAACCGGAGGTAGAGGTGGTGATGGTTTTGTTTTAATTTTTGAATATTACTAAAAAATAAATTAATATGGCTAGATGGGCAATAATAAAATCAAATTATGTAATTGATGTTGTAGTATGGGATAGTAATACCCCATATCAATACCCTGGAGATCATGATTTAATGATAGAAGATACTACTGAAATGGTAGGATATGGGGACTGGTATGAAACATCAGAAGGAATATTTTATAGTCCTTTATCAACACCTCCAGATTTTCCAGGAAATCCTTAAATATTTATAATAAATTAAAATATGGAAACAAAAGTTTTAACCCAAGAAGAGATTACACAATTAAAAATAGTACAACAAGACAGATTTACTTTAATAGACAAATTTGGTACTATTGAAATTCAATTTCAAGAATTAGAATCTATAAAACAAAAACTAAAACTTGAATACGAAAAACTAAAACAAAAAGAAGAAGTTTTAGGCAAACAACTCCAAGATAAATATGGTGACGGAACCATCAATTTAGAAAAGGGAGAATTCGTAAGCGCCTAGTTTTTTGAGTCTTTATAGGATATTTATCAACAAACCCCAATTAAAAACAATTAAAACAATTTAATAACATGGCGACTAACGTTTTACTTTCCCCGGGTGTATTAGCAAGAGAAAATGATACATCCTTTATAAACCAACGACCCCCCGCTGTAGGAGCAGCCATCATAGGCCCTACAGTTAGAGGTCCTATTGGTGTCCCTACTCTAGTAACTACTTATAGTGATTTTGCAGCCACATTTGGTGATCTTCTTATTAGCGGTGGTGCTCCTTATTCTTACTTTACATCCATTGCTGCTTTTAACTACTTCCAAAATGGTGGTGAAACATTGATGATTACTCGTGTAGTATCAAATTCATTAGAATGGGCTCCTGCTACTGCTGCTATTTCTTCAAGCACAGCTGCTGCTAACCAACCTGCATTTGAATTAGAAACACTTTCTGAAGGTGTTATTATGAACAGTGCAGGTGCTCAAGACTCAAAAGGAGGCTTAGTAAGCGGATCAGTTAACAACTTACGTTGGGAAATCGTATCACCAAATACTTCTTCAGGTACATTTACCTTGTTAATTAGAAGAGGTGATGACAATACTAATAGCCCCATTGTTTTAGAGCAATGGACTCAAATATCATTAGACCCACTTGCTTCAAATTACATTGAAGCAGTAATTGGTAACTATGCATTTAATTATGATGTAGTTAATAACCAATTAAATATTACTGGTGATTATGCTAACCGCTCAAGATACGTAAGAGTCAAATCAGTAAACAACCCAACCCCTAATTACCTTAATTCAGCAGGTCAAATTGCAGTTGCTTCATACACTGCTTCTTTACCAATAGCTCAAACAGGTGCATTTGCTGGTGCTACAGGTGATATTATAGCTGGGGTTAAATTCTATAGTGATATTACTGAAAACAATACTCAAGGATTAACAGCTGGTAGTTACACAAATGCTATTGCTTTGATGTCTAATGACGACTATAAATTTAATGCTCTCTATACTCCTGGTCTGATCTACAGTTTAGGTACCCATGGCGCTAAGATTGATACCATTATCCAAAACACTCAAAACAGAGGTGATAATATTTATGTACTTGATTTGTTAAACTACGGTGGAACAGTTAGTTCTGCAACTGCTCAAGCTAATAACTTAGATACTTCATATGCTGCTACTTATTGGCCTTGGGTTTCTACTAGAGACACTACTACTGGTAGAACAGTTTGGGCTCCAGCCTCAACATTTATCCCAGGAGTATATGCGTTTAACGACAGTGTTGCTGAGCCTTGGTTCGCACCTGCAGGTATTAACAGAGGTGGCTTAACCAGAGTAATCCGCGCTGAATACAAATTAAGTGTAGCCCAACGTGATGAGTTATACCTCAGCAATGTTAACCCATTAGCTTCATTCCCAGGTACTGGTACTGCAGTTTATGGTCAGAAAACATTACAACGTAAGCCTTCGGCTCTTGATCGTGTAAATGTTCGTCGCTTGTTGATTGTACTTAAGTCTTATATTTCTAGAATTGCTACTAACTTGGTATTTGAACAAAATACACAAACTACAAGAAATATTTTCTTAGCACAAGTTATCCCATACCTTGAATCAGTTCAACAACGTCAAGGTTTGTATGCCTTTAAAGTAGTAATGGATGGTACTAATAACTCTGCTGAAGTGATTGACAGAAATGAGTTGATAGGTCAAATATACTTACAGCCAACTAAAACAGCTGAATTTATTTACCTCGACTTTAATATTACTCCAACAGGTGCTACTTTCCCTGCATAAGGTTTTAACAAATAACATATTTATAAACAAATAAAAAAACTAAGAAAATGGCAATATTAAATTACGATGAAATGTTCTTTGAACCATTTGAACCTAAACAACCCCATAGGTTCCAGGTGTCATTGGATAACGTACCCGCTTATATGATCAAAGGTATGAGCGCTGTAAATTTACAACAAGGTGAAGTAATATTAAATCACATCAACGTTCAAAGAAAAGTTAAGGGTAAAACCACTTGGGGTGATGTGACTATGACATTATTTGACCCAATTACTCCTTCTGGTGCACAGACAATCATGGAATGGGTTCGTTTATCACACGAATCTGTAACAGGTAGAGATGGTTACTCTGATTTCTACAAAAAGCGACTTGAACTTAACGTTTTAGGTCCTGTAGGTGATATTGTAAGCCAATGGGTACTTGTAGGCGCATTTATTAAAGATGCTAACTTTGGTGATTATAGCTACGATACAGAAAATACAGCAGTAAACATTACTATGACTGTAGGTATGGACTATGCTATATTGAACTACTAAGATTTAAAGCTAAATACTATAAAAAGAGCTCGCATTTTTTGCGAGCTTTTTTTTTCTTCATATATGTATATAGGACAAACAAAAACGTTATAACAAAATTATTTATGGAAAACAAATTTAATGTCCCAACAGAAGTTGTGGACTTACCTTCAAAGGGTTTAGTATACCCTAAAGAAAATCCTCTTTCAAGTGGTACAATTGAAATGAAATATATGACCGCAAGGGAAGAAGATATTTTAACCAACCAATCATATATCCAAAAAGGCACAGTATTAGACGAGTTAGTTAAATCACTCATCGTTTCCGATGTAAAGTATGATGATTTGATTGTAGGCGATAAAAACGCATTATTAGTGGCTGCTCGTATTTTGGGTTATGGTAAAGATTATACCTTTATGTGGGGTGGTGAAGAACAAACAGTTGATCTTTCTACAATTGATAACAAACCTATACTTGAGCACCTCTACAACCCAGGTGTAAATGAGTTTAAGTTTACTCTTCCTTCAACTAAAATAGATATTACATTTAAGTTGTTAACAAGTGCTGATGAGAAAAAAATCAATGCTGAGTTAGAAGGTTTAAAGAAGATTTATAAAAATAATGTACCTGAGTTGTCAACTCGTTTAAAGTACATGATTACTTCTGTTGAAGGAAATACAGAAAACCCACACATTAGAGAATTTGTAGACAAGTATTTGTTAGCCCGTGACTCCAAGGCGTTAAGGGAGTACATAAGGGAGGTACAGCCAGACGTTGATCTGACCTTTTTTCCCGAAGGAAGCGACACAAAAGTCAACATTCCAGTTGGACTTAACTTTTTTTGGCCTGACGCCTGAGCTAGCTCGGGATTATAGGATTAATTTTCTTTAATATTTATAATATATACTTTTATTAAAACATGGCTGCACAAAATCAACTTAGTTCTGCTGAAGTACAAGAACTGATTAAGTATTTACAAATTATAGAGGGTTTACAAGAAGCAGCGGCTAAACAAGAAGCAAATCGAATTGCTTCTACGGCAACTGCTAAACGACAACTTGCTCTTTTAAGAGACGAATATCATGATCTTACTGATGATATTTCTGATTCCCTAAAAACCTTTAAAAACCTCGTTTCAGAATTAGGAAATGCTTCTTCAGGAGTTACTATAACTACTAGAGCATATAAAGGTATTATTTCTGTAGCTGAAAAACTACAACTTCACCAAAAAAGTATAGTAGATTTAAATGAAAAAGATCTTAAAAAACTTCAAGAAAAATTAGCTATACAAAGGCAAAATTTAATTAATTCTAAAGAAGTATTAGAACAAGATAAAGAAAGATTAGAGCGTGAATCTCAATTTAAAAATTATGATAAAGCAAGGGTTGATCATGAAATTGAAATTTTAAAACAAAAGCAAACACGCCGAGGATTAAACAAACAAGAAGAAAACCAATTAAAACAACTCAATAAAGAAAATAATAGCCTAGAGCGCCAGCTTAAGAATATAAATATTCAACTTGTTAAAGCTAAAGGATACCTTGCTGAAATGCCTGGTATAGAACAAGGTGTAGATGAAAATTTTAGAGCAATTGAAAAAACTATACTTCGAATCCAAGCTGAAATTAAGGAACAAAATTCATTATTAGGATTAGGTGGATCAATTATAGCAGGTTTAGGTACTGCTTTAGACAAATTAGGGTTTGGTAAGTTATCACAAATTTTAGGCATTAGTCAGGCTACTTCCGAAATGGAAGAGTTCTCATCTAAGATTGTAAAAAAACGCAGTGAGGAAGCTAATTTAAGAAACAGCATAGAACGAACTCAACAGGAGTTAGAATCTAAAGGTTATACTCAAGTTCTTCAAAATTTAGAACGTGAAAAGTTCCTTGAAGAAGAAATAGCTAAAAATCGAGGAAAATTTACTGATGCACAGATAAAAACAAGATTTGGTGGTACCCTAAAAAATCAAGTATTAGAATTAGAAGCTCTTAAAAATACTATTAGTGAAAAAGACAGAGAACTTCACCAAAAAGCCCAAATAAACAACCAAAATAAAGTTACTCTTGGTCAACTAGCAGCTCAAAATGCTCAGTATGCTGGTATAAGTGGACATATTGCTGTTTTAGGTAAAGGTATAAAATCAATGGGTAGTTCCCTATTCCAGAACTTAACTAATCCTATATCTTTAGCTACGTTTGCTGTAACTCAATTGGTAGATGCATTTAAGACTATTGATAGCAATGCTGGGAAATTAGCCAAAGGTATGAACATCAGTTATGGTGAAGCCCTTAAGGTTAATGAACAATTTGCAAACATAGCTAAAAATTCAGATTCAACTTTTGTAACTACTAAAAAATTAGGAGAAAGTTATTTAGCTATTAGTCAAAATTTAGGAGCTAATGTTAAAATAGCTGAAAAGGATTTAGAAACCTTTACTAAATTAAGAGAACAAGCTGGATTTACTAATGAAGAATTAATTGGTATTAATAAAATATCAATGGCTACTGGTAGAAGTGTTGAAGATACTGTTGCTGGTTTTATGGGTGCTGGTAAAGCATTAGCCATCCAAAAAGGATTGTCTATTAATATTAAGCAGTTAATGAAAGAAACTGCTAATGTTTCTAACGCAATTAAATTGTCATT